AATTTTGAGCCATCGGCTCCCAGACCGGCGCTGGCCCTCAGCGCAACATTTTTTCCCAAAATGACGATTTTTCTTGGGGTGTTTAAAATGCCCGGTAGACCACCGAAGCCAGTTAACCTTATAAAACTTGAAGGCAAATCCCATAGAACCAAAGCTGAACTCGAAGCCCGGGAGAAAACAGAGAAGCAGCTCCTGACCGGCCAGAAGATGAAAGCCTGGCCGGAGGTCCGGGAGAACGAACTGGCAAGGAAGGAGTTCAACCGGATTAAGAAACTTCTGGAAATCATTGGTCATAACGACGCCCTCCACGAAGCTGTTATCAACCGGTACTGCTTATTAACTGCCGAGTGCAAGCAGATTGAAGAGACGGTGGAGCAGCTCAGGAGAGAGTTGGCTGAGCTGGCGGAAGCAAAGCAGAATGGCGATATTGAATTCATGGAATATCTCCATGAGAAGGGCAACATCCATGACCGCATTATCGCCTGGGACAAGAAGCTCATGGATAAGCGCAAGATGTTGCTCCAAATTGAAAAAGAAAACGTGATGACTATAATGGCCGCGCTGCGGTCCATACCAAAGCAGCCGGAAGAGAAAAAAGAGTCGCCTATGGCTGAATATCTCCGTAGGAAGAGGGAGGGACAAAGCGGGTGATGTAGATGCACGACAAGAGAAGGGCATTGGACATAATAGAATTCGTGCAAATGCTCAAAGCGGTTGATGATTTTTACGGGCAGCCTTTTCAACTGCTGGACTGGCAGTATCAGGTGTTATGGGATGTATATGGGACTGTAAAAGAGGATGGTTATAGGCAATACAGGTACGCATATCTGGAAATACCCAAAAAGAACGGGAAAACCAGTTTGGTTGCAGCCATAGCACTGTATCACTTGCTTTGCGATGGCCCAGGCGGACAAATATACTGCTGTGCAGCCGACCGGGGCCAGGCGGAACTGGTATATAAAGCTGCCATTGGGATGATAGAGCAGGAGCCGGAATTCGATGGTGTTCTTAAAGTATTAGACAGCCGAAAAGAAATTAAGAATAAACAAACCGGCTCAGTCCTAAAGGTGCTCTCAGCCGAGGCGTATACGAAGCACGGTCTTAATCCATCTGTCGTAATATTTGACGAGCTGCACGCTCAGCCGAACCGTGATTTGTGGGATGTAATGACCTTCGGCGCCGGCGCCGCACGGAAAGAACCGTTATGGTGGGTTATAACAACAGCTGGAGATGATCCAGACCGTAAATCAATAGGCTGGGAAATCCACGAAATAGCCAGAAGGATTGCAGACGGCGAGCTATACGACCCAACATGGTATGTCAAGATTTATAACGCCCCTGAAGATGAGGATATTTTCGATGAAGATATCTGGTATAAAGCAAATCCCAGTTTGGGGTATATAATCAACATAGAAACTGTAAGACAAGAGGCGCTTGCCGCAAGAAATAGTGAATCAGCGGAGCGCCTTTTCCGTTGGCTTCGCTTGAACCAATGGGTATCCCTGAAATCTGTTGGTTGGTTACCGTTGACATTATGGGACGCTACTGTTGGTAACTGGAATCCTGCAGAGCTAGTAGGTAAAAGTTGCTACATTGGCTTGGACTTATCCAGCACAACCGACCTTACCGGAGAGTGTTTACTGTTCCCGCCTCAAGAGGGGCTGGATGGGTGGCGGGCAATATTTGAGGCGTGGATACCCGAGGACAGCATGAAAGAGCGCGTAAAACGGGATAAAGTGCCTTACGACAGGTGGGTAAAGCAAAAATTCCTCCACGCTACGCCGGGTAATGTCGTAGATTATGAATTTGTTGAAGCGAGAATCCTGGCTCAGAGCAAGCAATATAATGTTATCGAAGTTGACACTGACCCGTGGAACAGCAGGATGCTGACACAACGGCTGATGAAAAACGGTATTGAAGTTGTTGAAATTAAGCAGGATATTGCCCATATGTCCCCGGCGATGAAGGAAATTGAGCGCCTGGCAAAGACGGGGCGGCTAACACACGAAGCCAACCCGGTGGCGCGTTGGTGTTGGGGAAATGTGACAGTAGCAGTTGACGGCAACGGCAACATTAAGCCTATGAAAAACAAAAGCGTTGAAAAGATAGACCTGCTAGTGGCAATGATAAACGCTATGGCCCGAGCAATGCTCAATACGCCTAAAGCAGACGTATCCAAATACGCCAGTGGGGAGTTTTTGGACAAGCTGTGGGGCTAGGAGGTGGATAAATGGCTTTATGGAGCAAATGGTTTAAACCAAAAGCACAGACGCAGGAAACAATCGGCATAAACGACAGGCGCTTCCTAGAGATTCTGGGTATTGAGCCTGGCGAGCTAAACCTGAAAGGCAAAAATGCACTCAAAGAGGCTACCGTCTTTGCCTGCATCCGCATCCTGGCCGATGCTGTAGGGAAGCTCCCGCTAAAAATTTATCAGGATAAGGACGGGAAACAAGGCGAGGTAAATCACTATCTCACACCCCTGCTAAAAATAAGGCCCAATCCCTGGATGAGCGCCCGTGATTTTAAGAAAGCCCTGGAAGTACAGCGGCTGGTTCACGGCAACGCCTATGCCTGGCTGGATATAGAAACCAGGGGAAAAAACGCAGGCAGAGTTAAAGGTATATACCCTCTGGACAGTCCAAGGGTGGAAATATGGATTGATGATATTGGCCTACTGCCGGGCAAGGGCAAGATGTGGTACGTCTTTACCGATAACAGAGGGCAGCAGTATAAGATTAAGCCCGATGAGATGCTGCATTTTAAGGGTTTAACTTTTGACGGTATTGTCGGGATGACACCATTGGAAAAGCTTAAAGACACGGTTGAAAACGCTGGCGCGGCCAGTAAATTTCTGAACAACAGCTTTAAAACCGGGATGCAGACCAAGGGGATTATACATTACGTGGGCGATCTGAGTCCAGCTGCAGAAAAAACTTTTCGTGAGAAGTTTGAGCAGATGTCGAGTGGTCTGAAAAATGCTAATAGAGTATCATTGCTCCCGATTGGCTACCAATTTCAGCCGCTGTCCTTAAAGATGACCGATGCGCAGTTCCTGGAGAATACCGAACTAACGATCCGTCAAATTGCGGCGGCTTTCGGTGTAAAGATGCATCAGCTAAACGAACTTACCCGGGCAACTCACACTAATGTGGAGCACCAGCAACGGGAATTTTACATCGACACCCTCATGGACATCCTGACCGGTTACGAACAGGAACTAACATATAAACTCTTTACGCAGAGAGAGTTGGACGAAGGGTATTATATTAAGTTTAATGTTAACGCTATCCTGAGGGCTGACCCCAAAACCCGATATGAAGGTTACCGGATTGCAATACAATCCGGTTTTTTAACGCCCAATGAGGTGCGGTCCTTAGAGGAGCTTGAACCCAAGGAAGGGGGCGACCGGCTCCTAATTAACGGTAATATGATGCCGATCGAGATGGCCGGAGAGGCTTACAAGAAAAACAATCAGAGAGGCGGTGAAGATAGTGGGGAAACGGAGGAAGTTTTGGAATTTTAAAGCCCTGGATGATAAAACCGGCGAGCTCACCTTGTATGGCGAAATATCAGACGTAACCTGGTGGGGTGATGAAGTAACACCGAAGCAGTTTAAAGAAGACCTGGATGCCCTGGGGGATATAGATACACTCAATATCTACATCAATAGCCCCGGGGGGGATGTTTTTGCCGGGCAGGCCATTTATTCAATGCTAATCAGGCATAAGGCATACAAAAATGTCTATATTGATGGTTTGGCTGCTAGCATAGCGTCTCTGGTAGCGATGGCAGGGGACAAAGTTATAATGCCGGCAAACGCAATGATGATGATCCATTCCCCCTGGACGTGGGCGGTAGGTAATGCCCAGGACTTCCGCAAGCTAGCAGATGACCTGGACAAAATCCGGGATAGTATGGTAACGGCATACCAGGATAAATCAGGGCTTGAAGCAGAGGAAATAACAAAAATTATGGATGCTGAAACTTGGTTATCTGCTAAAGATTGCCTGGAATATGGCTTCGCAGACGAAATAGAGGAAGCAAAACAAGTGGCAGCCTGTGTAGATGAAAAGTATTTTTTAAGGTACCGGAACATTCCAGAAGGGTTGAAAAAACCTCCTGATGAGGAGGTGAAAAATAGTGATAAAAACATAAAAAAACAGAAATTGTTGTTGGAATTGGAGCTGTAAAAGGCTCTTTTTTTATTACCAGAAGAAAGGAAAGGGATTCAAAATGACTAAGGAAATGAGAGCATTGTTACAGGCACTTGAAGATAAGAAGGTAAAAGTAAGGGCACTGCTGGCTGAAGATAAAGTAACCGAAGCAGAGCAGATGATGGAAGAAGTCAGGGCCCTGCAGAAGAAAATCGACCTACAGAAAGAAATTGAGGCAATGGAGGACTTTGGTGGCGACGATAGCGGCCAGCAAATAAACAACGTTGGTAAAGACTTGAACGCCGAATACAAACGTGTATTCCTGCGCGGCCTGCGCCGGCAGAGGATTAGCGCCGATGACCGCAGCGTTATCAGTGAGTATTACCGTTCTATCCGAGGTGAGGTAATGCATGAGGGCGGCGTGCAGCCCTCTATTCCCGCCGGTAATGTAGGCCTCATCGTGCCCAAGGACATCCAGACCCGTATCAACGAAATTATGCGGCAACTCAATGACCTGTCTCAGTACATCCGGGTGGAGACAGTCAATACGCTGTCCGGCAGCCGAGTGCTTGAGGCGGACAATGTAATGACCCCGTTCCAGCCCGTA